GAACTACTAAGAGCATTATAGCCAAGTGCTGTGTTTCCGTTTGCAGTGGTGTTAGCGTCTAAAGCTGCTGCACCAACTGCTACATTGTAAGTACCTGTCGTGTTTGCTGCTAAAGCACTTGCACCGACTGCAGTATTATTAGAAGCAGTTGTGTTTGCTGTTAAAGCGTTGTCACCCACAGCAGTATTTGTACCACCAGTGGTATTAGCGTCTAATGAAGCATAACCCACAGCAGTATTGTCTGTCCCTGTTGTATTTGCATACATGGATAAATAACCAATAGCCGTATTATCAGCAGCAGCATTCGTATTTAAAGCCCAAGCACCTACGGCTGTATTGTTAGAAACAGTTGTCATTGTTTTAAGAGCATCTGTTCCAATCGCTATATTTCTTGTTCCAGTAGTTGCTGCAATTAAAGCACCCGATCCCATAGCTACATTGTCATCACCAGTTGTTGCTACTAATAAAGCAGACGATCCAATAGCTACATTATCATCTCCTGTAGTTATTGCACCACCAGCGTTATCGCCTACTACAGTGTTATCCGAACCAGTGGTGACCGCATCCAGTGACGCTTCCCCAATGGCTACGTTGTCCGTACCTGTGGTGAGGGCTGTGCCTAAATTACCGCTACCGAGTCCTACGTTGCCTGTGCCACCTGTCATGTCTAAAACGTCAGTAATTGCAGCACCCGATCCTGCTCCGTCAGCCACCACCATCTTAATACCGCCATTCGGTATTACGACATTGGCTCCTGTGCCTTGCGTAAGGCTAACTGCGTAACCAGCCGAGTTCTGGATTATCCAGACTTTACTAACTGTATTGGGTGCGAGGGTAACTGTGTTCAATGCAGTAATAGACCCTGTTAACGTCAATACCATACTTCTTGCTTCCGAATCCGTTTCCGTACCATCAGGTATAGTGATCGTGTGCGTAGTGCCTGTTATTCCTGTTGAAGCACTACCGAAAGCATCCGCTATCAGCGTTAAATTCGTATTTGTTGTTGTACCCCATGTTCCGCTACCATCACCAGTAGCCATTTCATCGAGTCTTAGATTATTTACGTACGTGCTTGCCATGTTTGTTCTCCAATAATATCATAACTTATTTATGCTGCAATGTCTGTCCAATTTGGATCCTGTGAATCACTTACTCCACTCCAACTTGGGTCTTGAGAATCACTTACTCCTGTCCAACTTGGGTCTTGATCATCATCAATAATACCCCATACTAATAACTGATTTACATAGCCAGTTCCATAAACTCCTGTTACTGCAATATTACTATGTCCAGTAGCAGTTAGCGAACCAACACTCCCTGTTGCAGCCTCTCCTGTAATAGAAATTACATTAACTGTGACCGTACTTACACTGCCTAATGCTGATGTTCCTGCTACTCCCGTAGGATAAACATTGGCATCACCAGTAACGGTTTCATCGCCCTGGGATACTGTAGAAGCAGTACCACTAACTCCTGTGATGGCAAAGCCTGCTGCAAGCACTGTGCCTACGGCACCTGTTCCTGCAAGGCCTGTTTCAGCGACTATTGCACCACCTGTTGCAGTTACGCTACTAACTGCGCTAGTTCCAGCAACTCCTGTTTCTGCTACATTAGCTTCTCCCGTAACGGTAAGGGAGTTAACAGCTCCTGTAGCTGCAACACCTGTTTCTGCTACATTAGCATCTCCAGTAACTGTTTCTGTACCTAAAGCAGTGGTTCCTGCAACTCCTGTTTCAGTAACAATCGCCGCACCAGTTGCAACAACAGTGCCGACAGAACCTGTGCCAGCCAGTCCTGTTTCTGCTACATTAGCATCACAGGTAACTGTTTCTGTACCTAACGCAGAAGTCCCTGCAAGCCCTGTAAGGTTTACAGTTACATTAACTACCGCAGGTTCGCCCCAAGGACCTGAACCCCAGGTACTTCGACCCCAGCCAGCCATGGCTACCCTATGCTATTCTTATGACAGCATTACTTGCATCAGCCGTGGGAAAAGTAATTGTGAAGCTACCTGCTGTACTGGTCTTATCACCACCAAAATCAAAGACCGCAACCGCAGGATCTCCTGAAGCTGTGTCGTTAAAAATCATGCACCCTCTAGCTGTTATGGTAGCGGTACCAAAAGTTAAATCAGCAAAATCCGTGAACGCTGTCGTTCCAGATGTAGTAGGCGCTACTTTAGTTAAAGTTCCCCCTTTTGCTGTGTAATTAGTACCCGTTGCTTCTTGGTTAGTGCTATACGCTGTAGTAGAAGCACTCATAGTAGCTGAACTGGTATATAAAGCCAAATTAAACGTATTACCGTTTGTCGCAAAATTATGTGTTGCTGTCATCAATTCTTTTTTGAAAGACGTACACATTGCTTGTGTTATTGCCATTATAGTCTCCTAATAATGTTAGCTAGGTCTTTTTGACCCTGTTTCTCTAATAAATTACATATTGTACACATGTGGTTATTAACCGCTTCTTGCATATAATACGCAATCACTTTGTTGCATGTTTCTTTAAAAACATGAGCTTGTTCCCTTATGGGTGCAGGAGCCGTATCACTGATAGAAATTATTTTATCCGTTGCCATTTGAGCAACTTTTTCTATCGTGTGCCCTCTGTTCTCCGTTGTGGTAACACTGAGCTTTCCAACTTCTGTATCTGATTCAAATGAAAACATCAGTATTTTTCAGGCTCCACAATTCCTTCTTGTACTTGTCCGTCGTGCCTTCCCACTAATCCTATAGGAATAGCTTGTTGCTTTTCAACTTCTGACCACCTACAAATACTTATTTCATTATTAATTGTGTAAGTAACAAAAGGATCTTCTAATCGATGATACCCATACAATTTTTCTTGAATGGGTACGTCAGCATCTAAAAGACCAGACGTCAAAGCCACTTGGACAATAATACCTGCATCCATACATTTAGCCAACCAAAATTCACAACAACCACGTCCTTGTTCCGCAAAGTATAGGTTTCCCTTATAAGTAAAGTCGGCACCAAACATACTAACACCACCGACGTTGTTCCATAGGGCGAAAGCAATCGCGTAAGCAATAGTATTATTAAAGTATCCGCAGTCTAAATCTGTGACCACTTCTTTTATTGGATATTCAACTAAAGCGGGTACTCGTTGATCTAATTCACAGGTATAAATAGGATAATCAACAACGGGTAAAGTCTCCCTCATCATTACCGTCATGTTCCCTGCATCCCCTGTATCAAAAAAACGACTAACGGGATCCAACACAAAAGCTCTATCTACTCTTTTCAAAACTCCAATCATGGCGTTAATAGCCCACACTTCATCAAATGTCTTACTGTGTGTAATCATTTTATGATAGTCCAACTGACTATTACCCATAGCAATAATAGCTATGTTCTTACCTTCTAGCTCTGGTATTGGTTTCATGTGGTGGGAATGCGAACTTGGTCGTATCTGTATTGACTTTGAGTTCCTGCTCCCTCAGAAGTATTCTTTAATCTGCCAATGGCATCTTGGAAGCGTTGTTCAAAATTGGCCATTTCATTTGGATCTAATTTTAAGAATGTCGCTGCCTCTACCAGGGAACCGTAAAGTAAAGAATTGGTTGCATTGTCGGAAAGCCATGTGGTTCCGCTATCCCCAGCAGCCGTTAATGATGCGGGTCTATAAAAATAGTGTAATTCAAAAGTATAAGTAGCATCGGGTGTCGGTGCCAAAATAAAACTATCGCTGTCAAATTCGGCGTAATATTTTGGACGTCCCGTGACCGATCCGGATGTTGTTGGTTTATAAGAGCGCATAAAACTAACTTGTTTTAATAACAAATAATAGTAAACATTACTGGATATGACGGCCAAACTGAAAGGGGCTAAGAAGTCTGAGGGCATTCCCAAATAGGGGGTATCGGCTGATGCGGTTCCTGTTACATTTTTTCTAAAATTATCCAGCCAAACATTTTTAAGAATCCGTTCTTCTGCCTGCTTAATTATGACATCAAGATTATTAACAAAAGTAGTCTCAGAACTATCTACATAATCCTGTATTGCTGTTTTTAATCCGCTATAAGTAAAACTCACGATACTGGCCCTGCTGTTGCTGTACTCCCACCACCGGTTACATCTCCTGTGGTTGCAGTACCGGTTGAAGTAAAGCTATATTCATTTGTGTCCACAACCGTTATTGTATACCCACTTGCACTTTCAAGCACGGCTGTTGTAACTCCATCAAAAGCTTTAGTTGATCTAAAACGCACGGTATCTCCTGTGGTTCTATTGTGTTTAAATTCCGTAACAGAGATTACTGTATTAGCACCGGAATCGCCACTCCTAAATGGATTCAAAGGCAACAAAGCTTGTGCAGGTCCAACCGCGACAAAAGGACCGCCTCCTCTGGCTCCAACTGTTCCTGTGCCTGCAACAGCAGTAAATGTGTAAGTATCATCGTCTACTTTAGTTATGGAATAGCCATCAGGATCCTGTAGCGTTCCTGTAGTAAACCCATCAAAAGACTCTGTGTTTCTAAAGCGTACTTTATTTCCTGTCGATTTACCGTGATCGTCTTGAAACACCTTAATGACTGCACTGCCCTGAGTAGATAAAAGAGGATTGCTAGTCAGCATAGATACTGCTGCCGGTTCCGTACGATCGGGTCTTGGGTTCCTAACAGCTTGAGGATCAGCCCCAATTGGAGGAGGATCTAATTGAGGCTGTTTAATATCAAAACATTCCGGACAGGTCATAAAACCGTCCCACTGTTCTTTTAATTGCTTTAAGCGGTAGCGTTGTCCACACGTATCACAAATTGCCCACGTAAGCTTGCCTGCGGCAAAGGCCATTTATCCTCCCCAAGGTGGTATTGGTCTAGGTGGCATCGTTGGAGGGCCAACCGGAGTTGGAGCCGGCATCGATGGAGGCGGAGTTCCAGGGCCTGGCATCGTTGGAGGGCCAATTGGCTGTGGATCCCAAGGAGTAGGCATTGGAGGTTCTGGACCAAAGTCGAACTCGTCCCAACGTCGTCCGCTTCCTAAACTTCGTATTTGAGCTTCAATTTGTCTTAATTGTTCCCTTAACTGTTGTCTTTTTCTTTTCAAAGCTGCAAGACTTATTCCCGGTGGTCTTGGGGGCCTTGGTCCTCCGGGTTCCTCTATGGGTGGTCTTAGTGTTGGTGGCTGTTGCAGGAACCGTTTAAATCCAGGAGGAAGGGGTTTCATACGTTCACCTCCTTTACCAGGTAATAAACTTCCTAAACCTTTTTTTCCTTGTACCTTATCAAACCATGAAGCCATTTCTTTCTCCTTAAATAACTAATCTCGGCGGTATAAACTTAGAGCTTACAGAATCAATGTCTTCAAAGGCCGCTCTGTCAAATTCTTCGTCGTATATCTGTTTTAATAACTGTACCCTATCCGGCGCTCTTTTCATAGCCAAATAATAAGCCAATCCTGCTGTCATACACGGGAGAAACCTAAATACGGTTTCCATGTTATTGGTGTAATCTCCAGCATCTTGCATTCTGGTCAAGGCATAGTAATAAATTATATCCGTTGAATTTTCCGGAGTAGGATATAAATACAATCTCGGTGTTATATGCCGTTCTAAAAAGAACTGACTTGGTTTACTTTCAGTAGATTTATTGGGTGTGTATAAAAAATCAGATCGACTGATTCTTGTTAACTGATAATCAACGCTATCACGTTGAATAACCGCAGAGGTTATATCAATAATATCCGTACCTAGATCCTCATAATTAGTCCCTTCGGTAACGGTAAAATTACTTTTGGTAATAAGCCATTGATTTAAACCCCGATTTCCCCATTCAGCAACTAAAAGATTTAATGAACGACGTGCAGTCTCTAAATCGTACCCGGTACGAAGTTCAAGACCACATCGTTCATAAGCCTCTTCTATAAGCTCATCTACACTAAGATCAAATGAAGTTGTCCCTGATGTGGCCATATTTTAATAACCACCGGGTTTAGACTTCTTCTTTTTCTTACCTTTTTTACCATGAACAATACCGCCGTGCATGTAGCCGTTTGCATACGGATCTTTACCCTCTTGTATTGCTCTTCTTCTATTAGTTAATCCAGGCATTATTTTCTCCTAAAAATATTTAGTTACTTTTCTACGGCTTTCCATAACCTTTCCACATCCCACAGCAATTTTAGCTTTCACTGGTTTCTTTGGGGAAACTTTTGCTGTTTTTTTAGTCATGTCTCCTAGTTATGAGGTGCTTCGTAATATTTTAAGAATTCACCCCAAACCGTGTATTCATTACCAGCATCTGCTGTAGAAGGTATAACCAATAGGACATCGCCAGTATAACCGGATGCCTCTGTATTTATTAAACCACCTATATCACTGAAATCGAACGCATTGTCATACGCCAATGTTAAAAAAGTAACGTCTGTCGTTGCATCCCAATCTAGGGAAGCCGGTGCATCAGGGGCTCCGCTTACGGTGTACCAAATTTTATTTAGTGCAACGTGCGTGCATGAGTTACCGTTTGTAGTCGATTTTTCAAGGGCAGAAACATCAACTAATGTTGTGCTACTGCCACTTCCATCTGAATATACAGAACAATACGTAACTAGTTTCTTATCAAAGTCGTACTGAATAGTTGGTCCTGTGACTGAATCAGCCATGTCTACCTCCTATTAAGCGTCAGCAAATGGTGTTACTAAAGTTCCTGAACCTAACAATTGAGCTGCAACATGATACTTAGCACTTGCCATTGCAGTGAAAACTACAATACTTCCTACTAATCCACCTTTAGTGGTACCGTTTTGAGTAAAAACATCGTTAGATGAACCAGAAATAAAGGTCTTACCAGCTGCACTGTCATCAATACCAGTATACGCACCACCAACAAACTTATCTGTACCATCTGTTTTAATATCCATATCTGTAGCAGCAGTTACTACTATAAAAGTGAATTGGGCACCTAAGTTAGCTAATTGGTTTGGATCTGTTTTATCTGTAGGTTCTGTAACTACGATACTAGGAAGTGTGAACACTCCGTCTGCATCATTACATAAAAGCGGTCTACCTGCGTGTGAAGCTACTGTAATTGTAGTATTAGCAGTTAAGCTGACAACAGAGTTATAACCTGCATTGATAAACCCAGCAAGGGATCTTACTGGACCTGAAAAAGTTGATTTAGCCATTTTATTCTCCTAACTAAAACTGTTATACCATCTTGGAGTAAGTCTGCCGAGTCAGTTGATATAACAAATTATCTCGGAATCATTTGAGTATAGCAGAAAAAGTTTTAAAGGGAATAGAAATAAAGTGCCGGGTTGAGTAAGAAACCCCCGGCGGGGTTCCATAATTACGTATTAGCCTTATGCTCCAGGACTACCAAATACTGCACGGGGGTCAGACCACCCGAACGAGTATCTTTCGCGAGCTTTGTACCTAACATTACCTGTATCAAAATCAGCTTCCATCGAAGTTCTGATTGGTGAACGATCAAACATTTTGAATCCGTTCGGACAATCAGTCTTGATGAACCAAGCATCAGTATCTGTCAGATAATGATTAACAGTATAGCCTTCAGGGACGAGTCCCATGTTGCGTATAGCGTTAATATCATTATCAGCAGTGCTTACTCTGCCGGGTGATTCCAATATTCTATCAGACACGAACTGTAGCTCTTTAGGGATAATTAACTTAGTCCCTTGAAGTGCTACTTTTAAACCACGCTCATCAGTGAAGGCAGCTATATCAATTAGTGCTTGTTCCAATGAAGTTTCGCTCAGGTCAGCAGATGTTGAAAGTTCATTCCGCAAGTTAGCACCACCCACAGTTGGGTGGTCAGTTGCGCAAAGTTCTTTCGTATCACCGCCAGGGTAACTTGAATTGAAAGCTCTATTTAATACAGAAGCTCCTTTGATTTGCTTGGTGTTCGCCATACTTCTTGCAAGCGCTCTGGTATATCTTGCCGATAATCTATCGTACAAGTTATCTTCGACCGCTTCTTCTGTAATGCTGAACGCCAGCGCGACAGTTTCATGTGTGTAACGTGACGTGAAAGCCTCTTGGGCTTGGTCAAACGCTACGCCTGCTCCTTCTGACTTAACCGGTGCGGTATCAAAGCCTGTTAACATTACTTCTTCCTCGAAAGCACGATCACTTGATTCGGTTTCAAAAATCGCTTCTGATTCCTTGTCATATCTATCGTACTCAAGGCCGAATAATGCGTTCAAACCTGGAAGTAATTCTTTGACTAATTGGGCTCTAGTAATTGCCATTTATATTACTCCTTATGTACCAGCGACTGCACCACGCATGTAATGCTCATTAATTAAAACAATTAAGTTCGCATTATCTGCGGTGAGGTCACCGTTTACGTCGTCTTGGACCACACTTACAATTTTAAGCTGTAATGCTGCTGTAGTTGCTATGGTACTAGAGTCGAGTTCGCGAGTAGCAACACCAGTTGTCGTACTACCACCTATGCCCTCAGTATCAGCATTTCTGCCTATACATGTCTGGGCCGAAGCACCGTCCGCCTGAACAATAAACAATTGATTAGGATCGTCATAGATATAAGCTTCTATGTCTCCACTTCCAAGTGCCGTTGTGCTGGCTGGATAGTAATTCTTAAAGGTAGGAGTTCCGTCAGTAGCAACATAATAACAATGCGAAAACGCACCAACTATATTAGGAGAACTAACTCCTGCTGAGTTAATAAAACCAGCTGCAAATATGGTTAAGTCACCTTGGTAGATGCTTGTACCATATCCGGAGGTGCTAATATTGTACTTGTTAACTATTTGAACGGAAGAACCGGCGCTGTTCCCCTTATAGGGGTTTAAGCCAAAGGCTTTGTCTACATTTGCCATTTCTTGTCTCTAAATTCCAAGAATTAAAATCAAGAACCCTTATTCGGATGAACCTTGGGTTCCACCTATTGTTACGCGAGATTGTCTCTCAGGTCTACTGATAGACATCGAGGGGTGACTTCCATCTCTCAACATATCGTTATCGACAGCATCCATCTGATTTTGCGTTTTAGACGCAAAAAAAGTTTCTCTTTCCTGTACGGTTTCGATAGGAATCCTACATAGAATCAACCCGCCAACTCCAATCACTCCTTCAAATTTACCTTCTTCCACTATCGGAGATTCAAAGTCTGGATATTCATCTGCTCTCACAGGTACCCAACCTTCTCTAAGTCGAGCCATGACGTTCTTACGATCATCTTGGCCTCTGACCTCTAATCTCACCCAGCGGTGAACATGTCCTTCGGGAGGTTTTGGTGCATCCAATGCGGATGGCGGGGCCCATGGTTTTCTCGCTACTTTCTTTTCACGAGTTTGGGCTTCGCGTGGTTCACGACTTTCGTCGATGTTTTTATTTTTCGTTGTCATTGTTGCTCCACGTTATTCAACATATTTCGCGTACTCTTCTAAAGGCACACCCAATTTCTTTGCTATCGTTACCTGTGACGGTGTGAGTCTCACAGTCTTGCGCCCAGACTTAG